GTGGAGTGCTGACACACCTTTTGTATAAAAAACTAAATTTTATGAAAATAATTAACCCGGATTTTTTAATTCGGGTTTTTTTATCTATATTAGCTCATAACAAAATTTATTCATTTAAAACGTAACATTATGTCAGCATTAGACGCAATTCTCAACCAGTATGAGAAAAACAAACAACCAGCGGGAGCAGCCCAAAGAGTTAGTTCAGAAGAGAGATTGAAAAAGTATTTCGCACCCATCTTAACAAAAGGTGTGTCTTCTGGAGAAAAAAGAATCAGAATCATCCCAATGAAGGATGGTACATCACCATTTAAAGAGGTATGGTTCCACGAAATCCAAGTGGATGGTAAATGGGTTAAATTATATGACCCAGGAAAAAATGAAGGTAAGCGTTCACCTTTAACCGAGGTAAACGAAGCACTTCGTAGCACAGGTAATGAAGCCGATAGAGAATTGGCTAAAAATTACAATCCTAAACGTTTTTATATCGTTAAAGTTATCGACAGAGATAATGAGCAAGACGGTGTTAAATTCTGGAGATTTAAGCACAACTCAAAAGGTGATGGTCCTCTAGATAAAATTGTGCCAATCATGCGCAATAAGGGCGATATTACAGACCCTAAAAATGGTCGTGACTTAGTTATTTCATTAACATTAACTAAGAAGCCAAGTGGCGGAGAATACACAACCATTTCATCAATTTTCCCAGATGATGCTAGTCCAATCAGTACAAACGAAGGACAAGCAACAGAATGGTTAATGGATGATTTAACATGGGCAGACGCGTACTCTAAAAAGCCAGAAGAATATCTAGAAGGTGTTGCTAAGGGTTATACCCCAAAATGGAACACTGAAGAGAAGAAATGGGTTTATGGTGACGACGGACAAGTTGACTTGGGAGCGACTGAGACACAGAAATTAGTTGATCCACAAGACACTGATGAGGTAGACGAAGATTTACCGTTCTAATTAAGATGTTGAGGGCCCTTGTCAAATTTTAATCTAAGGGAGACAAGGGTCCCTCTTTTTAAAAAAAAATATTATGGCAATTAAGAAAAACGATTTTTCAGCAATAAAGAAAAAATTTTCAAAAGAGGCATCATTTAAGCCAGATAGATTCTTTGATCTTGGTGATGCGTTCTCAGACGCAGTAGGTATACCTGGACCAGCTATGGGGCATTTAAACATGCTTCTAGGTCATTCTGATACTGGTAAGACAACAGCATTGGTAAAAACGGCGGTAGATGCACAAAAGAAAGGTATATTACCAGTGTTTATCATTACAGAACAAAAATGGGACTTTCCACACGCAAAACTTATGGGTTTTGAAGTTGAAGAAAGCATTGACAAGGAAACTGGAGATAAGACATTTGATGGATTTTTCTTATTTAACAATCACTTTGAATACATTGAACAAATTACTGATTATATTGGTGAATTATTAGATGCACAAGATAAAGGTGAATTGGATTACGATTTATGTTTCCTTTGGGATTCGGTGGGATCAGTTCCATGTAAGATGACTTTTGATGGTAAAGGTGGGGCACAACATAACGCCAGAGTATTATCAGATAAAATTGGTCAAGGAATTAATCAAAGAATTTCAGGTTCAAGAAGAAGTGATAAGAAATTTACAAACACACTAATTATAGTAAACCAACCTTGGGTAGAGTTGCCAGATAATCCATTTGGTCAACCTAAAATTAAAGCTAAAGGTGGCGAAGCCATCTGGTTAAACTCAACATTAGTTTTCCGTTTTGGTAATGAAAAAAATGCCGGCACAACTAAGATTGCTATCACTAAAGATGGTAGAAAAGTTAAAATGGCTGTAAGAACTAAAATCTCAATTATGAAAAACCACGTAAATGGTTTAGGTTATGAGGATGGTAAGATTATTGTTACAGCACATGGTTTTATGCCGGGTAAGTCAGAACCAGAAGAGAAGAAAAGTATTGAAGAATACAAAAAAGATTATGGTAACTATATTAGTGAAAGATTAGAAGTTAGTATTGACGAAATTTCTAAACTAAAAGTTGTCACAGAAGAGGAATAGTTTTTTAACATTATAATTTAAATTTTAAATGTCTGTACTGCTTGTTGATGGTGACAATTTACTTACGATTGGTTTTTTTGGGGTCAAAAATTACTTCTATAAGGGAAAACATATTGGAGGAATTTATCATTTTCTCAATACTCTTAGAAAATCATTTGAGACATACCACCTAGACAAGATATGTGTTTTTTGGGATGGCGCCGACAGTGCCGCCACTCGGAAAAAAATTTACCACTTATACAAAGACACAAGAAGAAGTAACAGATGGACGGATGAAGCACAAAGTTCATACAGTTATCAAAGAGTTCGAATTAAACAATATCTAGAAGAGTTATACGTACGCCAAGGCGAATATCAAAATTGCGAATCAGATGATTGTATTGCCTATTATTCACAAAATTCACCCAAAGAGAAAAAAATCATCTATTCATCAGATAGGGATTTAGCACAATTAGTTTCAGTTGATACTGATTTATATAATCCAGCACATGGCAAAATATATAAACCAGGGGATAATATTGAATACGACCATGAAACAATCTTAATTGAAAATGTTAAAATTGTAAAAATGCTGTGCGGAGACCCATCTGATAACATATTTGGTATTAGAAACTTAGGACTGAAAAGGATGATTGGATTATTTCCTGAAATGCAAACAAAAATTTTAACACTTAACGAGGTTAGAACTAAAGCAGAAGAAATATGGCAAGTGGATAAACACAACAAAACCTTACAGAATTTACTTACTGGTGTTAGCAAATTAGGGGTACTAGGTGAAGAATTTTTCGAAACAAATGAAAAAATAGTTGATTTAACGGAACCAATATTAACTGATGATGCGAAAACGCAAATACTTGACTTAATAAATGAAACATTGGATTCCGAAGGGCGATCATATAAAAATACTATGAAAATGATGATGGATGACGGGATGTTCACCGTATTACCCAAACAAGAAGACGCCTGGATAAAATTTCTAAACCCCTTTCTGAGGTTAACCAGAAAAGAAAAAAATAAAAAAATAATAAAATTTAAAATTTAAAACATGAACATCCAAGAACAAAACAAATTTGAATTCCTTTTGACGTTGGACAATAACATCATCTGCCAAAGATTTTTTAATGTCCACGACTATAACCCAGTTAGTAGACGGTCTATGGACCTGCACTATTATATACAAGATATTTGTGTAGAAATTAGTGAGGATTTAAAAATAAAAAGTTCCAATTATTTGGTTGAAAATCAAAATTATATCCTGAATTCGACATACGTGGAAGACCCAAAAGAAACCGAAGAACAATACTTTTTGTTACAAGTGAAACAAGGTAACGATGTATTTATTGAAAGGATTTTCCTTGCGAGTGTGTTCCATCCAAAAGTGAGATACTCGGTTGACATTAGACCAAATTTGAGAAGAATTTTATCTGATTTAACTGACATAATGTCAAGAGAAGACCTAGAAACGGTATATCTACAGTATGAACTGTAAGATATAGTTATTTAATTTAATTTAAAAAAAAAGATTATGTCGAAAGAAATGAATTTTGGTTATTTGGGTCCTAGATTCCAACAATCATTATTAAAAACAATTATTGAAGATAAAAAATTCGGTGATTCAATTGTTGAAGTTATCGAAAGCAACTACTTTGATGGTGTGTATTTTAGAGTGATTATGGAACATATTAAAGAGTTGTATATAACCTTAAATTCAATACCAGCTTATGAAACTATTAAAAATAAAATTTTAATTGAAACAAAAGAAGGTTCATCGTCTTCTAAAGTTATTATTGACACATTAAGTGATATTCAAACTATAGAAATTAACGATGCATTGCACATTCAAGGCAGTGCCCTTAATTTCTGTAAACAACAAGTGTTAAAGAAAGCATTAAAAGAAGTTGAGGCGATAACTAATGACGGTGAATTTGAAGCATACAAAAGAATTGAAAATATTATTCAAAAAGCACTACAGGTTGGTGTGATTGATCATGATATGACAGATATTTTTGACGATGTCATGTCGGCATTACAAAAAGATTGTAGAACCGCTATACCAACAGGTGTTGTGGGCGTTGATAACTTATTAAAGGGTGGTCTAGGTAGAGGTGAGTTAGGTGTGGTATTAGCACCAACAGGTACTGGTAAAACAACGTTACTAACCAAGTTTGCGAACGCAGCGTTTAATAATGATTTTAATGTTGTTCAAATATTTTTTGAGGATAACGTCAATAATATTAAAAGAAAGCATTTTACAATTTGGTCTGGGATTGCGCCAGACGACCAAACAGAAGTTCCTGAAGAGGTTGAAAAAAGAGTTAATGAAGCCAAAGAAAGATCTAAAGGTCAAATTAGGTTATTAAAATTACCTAGTGATTCTGTAACCGTTAGTGAAATTAAATCTAAATTAAGAAAGATGATTGCCGATGGTTTTAAAATAGATTTATTAACACTGGACTATGTTGATTGTATTTCACCAGAAAGAAGTGCATTTGGTGAAGAATGGAAAGGTGAAGGTGCTATTATGAGACAATTGGAATCGATGACTTCTGAGTTTGATATTGCAATCTGGACTGCAACACAAGGTAATAGAGAATCAATTAAAAGCGAAGTAGTTACAACGGACCAAATGGGTGGTTCTATTAAGAAAGCACAAATTGGTCACGTAGTTTTATCTATTGGTAAAACATTACAACAAAAAGAATTAAATTTGGCAACTCTTACATTGTTAAAATCTAGAGTTGGTAGAGATGGTGTTATATTTGATAACTGCCACTTTAACAATGAGTATTTAACGATTGATACTGATTCACAAAGCACTATGCTTGGTTTTGAACAAGACAAAGAAGAAAAAAACAAGCAAAGAATTAGAAAACTATTAGACGAGAAAACAAAAACTCGCGTAACTAACTAAAAAAACAATAAATTATGGTAGAGAAAATTTTGGTTGAAAACCCAAACCGATTTGTTTTGTTCCCAATAGAACATGAGGATATTTGGAAATTATACAAACAACAAGAAGCGTGTATTTGGACAGCAGAAGAGATTGATTTAGGTCAAGATATTACTGACTGGGAGCATAAACTTAATAATGATGAACAACATTTTATTAAGAATGTGTTGGCATTTTTTGCGGCATCGGATGGTATTGTTAATGAGAATTTAGCAATGAACTTCGTAAATGAGGTTCAATATACTGAAGCAAAATTTTTCTACGGATTTCAAATAATGATGGAAAATATCCATAGTGAAACATATTCATTATTAATTGACACATACATTAAAGATA